GCTCGCTTTTATTACTTGCTTCACCAAACTCAATAATGCCGCGACGGGCCTTTTCAATTGTTTCATCGGTTGGCCCAATAGCCTTTTCAAGCTCGCGAAAAGAGCTTTTGAGCTTGTCAAGACCCTCGCCGCCCTCGGTGATAAGGCGGAGTTTTATTTCTTGGACCTGCTTGCTAGCCATCCTTGTCCTTGGCCAATTCGCTTAACGCTGCAGCCTCCATTATTTGAAGACCTTCCAGCATCTCGCGGCGATTCTCCACATTGTAAAGGTCAAACAGTCCGCCAGCACACAGCATCACCTCATATCGCAACCCAAGGTAGCCCGCCATTGTCGTGCTCCACTGCGTTTGCATCCGCAGGAACATCATCACGATGTCCCAGTTTTCTTCCCACACTTCAAAGTCAGCAGCTTCGCCACGCGGCTGCTCGGGGAGGACGATACCAAATGCAGCAGCGTCCTCCCCGGTTTTATCTTCTACACGCTTGCCGCCGCCCGCCCAATAGACGGCAGCATCTTTCAGTTTCCCTGGCGGCCGCCTTCAAAGGTTTCGGTGTAAGCCTTCAGTACGCCACGGATCCAGTAAGGGTCATCCGCCAGCTCGCGCATGGCTTCAATTGAAAACGGCACTTCCTTGCCATCTTCATCCTGAATGCCGTCCCAGCCAACCATGATCACCTTCAACAGATCAATCTCGCCCTTCTCGCCAAGCTTTTGAAATTCCTTCCGGCCAACACGCTTGAATTTCGCGTCAAAGGTCACCGTGTCAAAAGTGCCACCATCACTGGGCTCTTCAATGCTGACCGGCCAAGAAAAGACCTTAACTTTTTTACGGACAAATGCCATGCGTAATGAACGCGATACTGCAACAGCATACACCCAATAAAAAGGGGCCGCATTAGCGACCCCTAAAACCGTCCACACCGATCGCAGTTTAATCAGGTGTAAACGAAGCTGAACTCATCGTTGCCGGCAGTCGACGGAATACAGGTGAACGGGATGGTCAGCATGTGGATGCCATCCTGATCGCTGTAGCTCACATCACCGATATCAACCCTGGTGGAGGCGAAATCGAAGATATTGCCAGCAGTCTGACCGTGCTGGAACAGCAGGTTGCCCAGCGTGCCATCGCTCAGCGCTGCTGTGAAGTAATCCTTCTGAGCAATAGTCGGCGCTTCGATCACGACACTACCGGTGCTAGCGCGATCAGTCAGCAGCACCTGTTTGGTGCAGTTGATCAGATCGCGGTACACCAGCGTGTTACCAATATCAAACGACACCGACTGGAGGCAACCGCTGTAGGACAGCAGCTCGAAGCCAGTGGTGTTGCCCTGCTTGGCGATCACAGGCGTGGCCTGGTTCGCGTAGGTGACAGAAGGAGCAGCAGTGTCAGTCGGTGCGTTATACACACCAGTGAAGGTGAAATCAATCGAAGGGATTTCGCCTACTGCCATGTTCAGCGTGAAGGTGCCGCGAGCACCAGTCACTTTATGCAGCACACCATCAATGTTGTAATAGATGGTGCAGCTGCCAAAGCTGGCGCTAACGGGCGCATAGGTTGCGCTCACGCCGGCAGAAATGGTCTCGCTCATGCCGCAGGCAAGCAGAGCTTTGCCATACTGAGGAGCAGTACCAGCAGCGCCAGAGCCGGCAAGCTCAACGCTGAAGGTGCATTCAACGCGGGTGTTAGCAAGCAATTGCTCAGATGCACCCAAGTAAGGGCGCACCAGATCACGGCTTACAACGTCACTCTGCAGCGGAGTGATGTTCAAATCCCGCACCAGAATGGCGTCGGCGCCGTCGGGAGTCGGATCTGTCCCGTAAGTCGATTCCGTCTCCAGCAGGATCAGGCGTTTCCGAGTTAGAAGGGGCATTGGAAATTACCTCTGGTCGTTCAGGTGGCAGCGTTCGTGAAACAAGAGTGCGAACGCCTGTCTCGGGGTCAAGGATGTACGAGCCACCTTGCCCTTGAAACTCATCCATTACTGTAAATCGGGTGGCTTATCAGACTTTAGGCCGCCAAACTCGCAACACTTGTCCGATATTGAACAATATAATCATTGAAAATTACACCTGCAGGTTGATCAGCGTCGACAAGGTTGAATGACACCTCATCAGGCTGCACGTCAATCGCTAGTCCACCCAACGTCAAATCTGCCACCATCTTGCTGTGCATGCTTTCGATCACAGGATCAGCCAGCTGATCTGGTACGTCACCCCTGACAATCACACTCACTCTGACGCGCATCCGCCAATCCAGCGTCGGCAAGCTCGTGTTCTGCGTCGGCGTATCGCTGATCGGCTCCACCACAATGGCTGGCGACTCCGCGCGCTGTACCGCAGTCACTCGACTGCGATAAACGCGACCGTTTAATCCCGCAGTCGGCGTCAACGCGGTAGCAATAGCTGCCAGGATTTGTTCACGCTTGGTCGCCATTGAATCCTCGTTGTGGAAGCTTGCCAAACGGCCCAGGATCAGGACCGCCGCTCACAATTGATTTTGCTCTGTAATAAATATAACAGTCAGTTTTACCAGCCTCCTCCAAGCCCTGCATCACCTTGACCCAATTTTTGAAGGTGTGGCGGTCCATGACTAAATTTCAACCGCGACCAAGCGACCGCGCTTCAGAACCAAATCACTGCTGTTGCTGTGATTAGCGATGAACAGCGAAATTTCATCACCATCCGCCAGCTCAACCATCCAACTGGTGACTAGCTTGGCCTCCTGAGCCCCGCTGCCAGTAAAAGCTCGGCATTCACTGTTGTCGATTGCTGTTCCGTTCTTGGCCAGCTTTACGCCCAGCGTGCTGTTGTTGCCGTCTGTGGCGTCAATGCTGCCATAGACACGAAACAGCTTGGTGCCGCCACTGTTGTTCTTCAGGCCAAAGGTGTCTGTGGTGCCGAGCACCATCCCATAGGCTGTATCACCGTCCAGCGTGGCAGTTAGGCCAGTGGTGACATAGGCGCCTTGGCTCCCGATCTCAATATCGCCATCGGTCATCTTCGAGCATTGACCACGGATAGCAATACCCTCGATGTAATACGACAAACCGCTCCAAGCAGTCGTACCATCGCCAATCTTGTACCGACGAGTATCGGTTTCAATTCCCATTTCACCCAACAACAGCACAGGATTAGCCGCCGTCCAAGCTGCAGCAGTACCGTTACGAAGCTTGAAGCGCGTAATCGTGTCGCTCATGGCACACCGCCGTCGAGTACGTTTCCGGCCACATACTCAGTCGCAGGGCCGCCTCCATCAAGAATAACCAAGCTCTCTGTATTGACACTATCCCCATCAAGCACTGCAGGCGACACATCCGCCAGCACAGGCGTCGCACTGCGTTGCAGCATCAATTCGCAGAATTTGCCATCATCGATCAAAACCACTGATCTCACCGTGTATGGCAGTCCATCCACGTTCACGCCAGTGCTGTATTGCAGGTCGCCAAACTCACTGGCAAGACAAGTCGCCTTGTAGTCAGTGCTCAGCACCATGCCATCAGCGACAATCTCAGTTGGCATATCAAGAACTGCCAAGCCGCTTACTGCGCCAGAAGAAATTGGCACACCGAAGTCGGCCAGAAATACGCTTAGGTCTTCGGTGAATGCCATCGGAATTAGCAGGCCCGATGCCGATGGCAGAGCGGGAACGACGAAATTCTAGCCTGTATTAACCGAGAGCACTTCTACGCCCACACCCTCACCGGCTGCTCAGGCCACACTGCATAGGCGTCCCACCCATCCGGCAGTTCGCCGCGATAGTTCACATGCCACCCATCCAGCACCTCAGGCGGTGTGATCACATTGCCCTCTTCGTCCCACTCACCACCACGTGAGATGGTTCCGATCACATCACAGGCATAGCTATGGGAGTAGCCGACAAGCTTGAGTTCTTCTCCGGTCTCATTACCGTCGTCATCAAGCACCGGCTCTTTGACGTAGATGCCAGCAGCTAAACCTGCAGCAATCCAGGTGGGTTCATCCGGGAAGCGGAAGAAGGTGGGGGTAGGGGGTGCGAGGAGTTCTTCAGTCATGGGAGGTAGGGGTTGTTGGGTCATTAGTGTTGCCGACTACTGGGTGATGGTTTGGAGGGTATCGTTGGGCAGGCGCTGGGGCCAGTAGGCAAAACGGGCAATGTGACCTCCTTTTCGAGCAGTAAAAGAGCTACTTCCTTGAAGTTGAAGCTCGCTAAGGGTTGGCATTGACGATGGACTTGCACTTGCTGTAACAGCAGAGCCATTACAAGATAGCCCTCTTCCGTTGGTTGAAGTCGCTAAAGCGACTTTGCTTGTAGCATTCGCCACAAAAGATCCACCCGCATCAATTCTTCCCTGGTTTGCAGCAGAGATAGTCATATTTGCACTTATTTGTTGGCTAGTTACAGTAGCACCAAACAAAACGATTGAATTACTACTAGTTCCGTCGTTAATAACGGCAAGCGAAAGCCCCTTTTCTGGTTGATCATATCTTGCAAAAATCGTCCCCTCATCCTGCCGATACCAGGAAGAGAAGTTGCTACCACTAATACTGACCACGTCAGCAGCGCGGGTGACGGTAGAACCTTCGGTGGGGATGTAGCTGGTGGGGAAGGCACCAACTTCTAATTGACAGGGACCGATATAGATATAACTAACGCCGTCGCCTTCATACGTCTCAGTTCCAGCGTCTGACAATAAGCAAAGGAAGGCTGATGGTCCTCCCGTCGCGCTAGAGAGCGCAGTTCCTACAAACTTAAACCAACCATTTGGATATTGGATGACATCAGCAGTGACGAAGCCTAAAACATTTTTGGCAG